AACCTTGCAGCTTTTAATCCTATCTCTGCACCTTTTTCTGCTACTAATTCTTTTGCAACTGAAACTGGATCAGTAATAACTTGTCGTATGGTTTCTACTCCTATAGCACCAAGAGCAACTTTTGCTCCTTTGTCACCTATATCTTTTGCTTTTTCAAGAATAGTTCCACCATTCTGTTTTATCACATCAAGTAATCCTTGCGTGTAACCTGTTTGTTTTCCATCTTTTTGTTTTTTAAATATTTGATCAATATCACCAGTATCTCTTTGAGGTAACGCAAAATAATTTGAGTAACTAGCATCTGTTTCTAACAATCTATTTGTAGTTAATTGAGGAAAAGAAGTCTCTGGCAACTTTAAATCTGTAATACTTTTTTTAAAAAAGTTTACCATAACTGTTGCATTTCCTCTATCATACTCACTAACAGCAAATGGAAATGCATTTATATATGTGCCTAACTCTCCAACAGGTCCTACATCAGCTTGAAGTAAAGATCTTCCTTGTAAGTATGCAACTCTTCCTGCAGGAACTCCCTGATCCATTAAAATTGTTGCATGTATGTTTCTTAATAAGGGTGATCCCTTCTTCCCATCAAAGTCTTTAGGTAACAAGCTTTTAAAAAACTTTCCTGATTCTGAATCATAAGTTATATCCTCAGTAAATGTCAAACCTCTTAGCACATTGTTAACATCAGGAGATGTAATACTAGTTAACTTAGGAGTTTTACCTTTAGTAAATTTTTGAAATATATTAATTGGTTTACCTTCAGTAACTTTAAGACCATTTGCTTCTAAATCTTTTATAGAATCTTGCAACAAAGAATCGGCTAATGCATTTAAAGGTATATTTACAGATCTACCTTTTGCTCCTGCTTCAGTAGCAGCTATATATAAAGATCCTTTCGATGGTTTATATTCATGCATTTGAAGATTAACAATAGCCGATGGTCTTAAACCAGTAAGCATACCAAACAAAGTGGCTCTTGCAGACATTCTTGTATTGAAATCACCTGACTTAGTAAGTTCACCTAATTGAACAAACATTTCAGTAAGAGGTTTTGGATCAGGGTTTATAGCAATTCCACTTTTAGGTTTTGGTGGTGTTTTTCTACCAAATATTTTTTGATTTCGTTCTGTATCAGCCTTTTCGTCTGGCAAAAACTTTTTTCTGTCATCTTTATCTGATACAAACCCTTTTAATTCATGTCCTAAATTTCTTAGATGCCCCATAATAGTTCTTACACTAGCATCGCCTGTTAAATCATCTAACCCCTCCGTATTCGATAACGCTTTTGCAATAGGAGTTTTTCCATCTTCATCAGGTAAAAATATAGAAATCATAGATCCGGGTACATCAGCTATATCTTTAAACTCACGTACTGCTGCAGTTACGAAAGCCTTTCTATCTTTCGCTATTTTTTCTGCATTTTTTAATTTCAATGCAATATGATTATCAGCATAGTATTGAGCAAACTCACGAATAGTGCTATTAACTGATGGTTTAAATTCTTCTGCCATTTAGTATCCGAATGTATTATCTTGAGGTTGATACACTTGTTCTTTTATGTGGTTTAAACTTTTATGTATACCTACATATGAAGAAGTTCGACACATTACCATATAACGCAAAGCATCATATGCATGGTCTTCTGCTTTTGTATCAACATCTTCTGAATTAGTTTTAGACAACGGTATTCCTGCCAGTTGTCGAATAGTGTTACTACATGTATTAAATATACGGATTCTTGGTAATGTTGTCAATGGGTTATCTGCTAATCGCCTATGTACTTCCATCTTACCCTGAAGCCTGTTACGATCAGACGGTGTCCAACGAACACCCAAACGCATCATTGTTTCTGCTATTGACGGACCAAAGCCTGTTTTATTCCAACAGGATGAATCTAATACAGTATAGTGTGGTTGTGGATCTGTCTGTTCAACTTCCAGTATTTTATCAGCCAGTTGCTCTGCTGTATGCTGTTTTACATACAACTCACGATAGATCCATATGTTATCATCCCAATCAATTGCACCCCATAGTACACAAGATGGACTTGCATATCCATAATCTGCTGCACGTATTCTGGGCCAGTTAGTCGGCATTTCAAATGGTTCGACTACATGCTTTGATTTATTAAATTCTGGGAAGGCGGCTCCCTCTGCCACATCCCAATCCCCTTCAAGAAGTCTCTTCCGTTCAACTTCTGGGAGCGATCTGAGCATGGCTTCGTATCTGCCATCTTGCATCAGATAGGGATTATCAGTCAGCCGTGCAGGAATAAATTTACGGTAGAACAACGGCTGCCTTGCTTTTTCATGCCCTTCTGGGTATAACAGTGGTTGTCCTGATTCTACATCTGTAGCCGCAAACGGTTTGTTAAAATCAGATGGATCAATATACATCTTCTTGATCCACCAACCACCTACTCCTCCGGGGTTGCCAGTACAACGCATTGACATATAGGGTCTAAGTTCGTCATCTGTTGTACGTAGCCTTGAACGCAAGTAATCCCAAACATACGGTGTAGGATACTGCGTTATCTCATCAATTCCAATCCAGTTAAAAGCCTGACCTTGAAATCGAGTAACATCTTTGTCTCTGTCCAGATAGGTAAACCACATTGTCGCTCCTGATGGAAACACCCATGTAGACTTTGCTTCTCTAAAATGAGCTTTTGGAAAAGCTTTTGTATATAACTGTCTTGACTTGTCAATCAGTTCTGTTAGTTCATCAAGAGTTCTTCTTAGGAGAAGACCACGATGATTAGGGTTATGACAATAACGAAGAGGATCAACAAGCAAAGCGAAAGACTTGCCCCCTCCTGCAGCCCCACCGTATAACACATCTTCTTCAGAGGAAGATAAAAATTCTTCTTGAGGACCATTGTTAGGTCTGAATATAACTTCTTGATCATCGACCAAATCAGATACAGGTTGTAACGAATTGAGTTCATCACCCAAGTCCACAACTTTTGAAGTTCCGTTAGTAAGGTTTTTTGCAGTGTTTTCAATACGTTTCGCATTTTGTCTATGTTTCTGTACTTTCTTTGCAGCTTTTTCGGCTTGTTTCCTTTCGGCTCTAAGTTTCTTACGAGTTGCTCGTTTAGCTCGTTCTATTGCCGATACATTATATGATTGTTTTGGTGCATTGGGATCTTTTTTGGGTCGCCCACGCTTATTAGCCACTTACTTCTATACCTTTTTTAGCTGGTAACAACACAACACCGTGTAACGCTTGTACATTATGGTTATGTGTCTCTTCTTTACCCAAACCTACCCTGTTTAACAGAGATTCTGCTGCTTTTAGACGCAGATCATCCCCTCTTTCTATCTGTGGACTGTCAATTAAGCTAATTAACTTGTTTGTAGCCTTTACAGAAGCACTAGCCAGTAGGTTCTTTGACCTTCTGATGATCTCATCGGATAATTTGCTTCGCAAATACCCTGCCGAACCTTTCGTGTAACCAGCATTTTCAGCTGCTGCGACCACAAATCCACCATTACTGAACAAATTCTGTAAAAACAGCTCTTCTTTTTCTGAAATCTTGGTAGATTTTCTCTTTTCAGGTAGTAAATTCATAGTAAACTCGATTATTACGGTGCGTAAGTCTACGTACTGGATGCATATTAAGCGTTAATCTGTGCCAATGTGACATCTTGCACCTGTAATACTCTTATATAATAATAATTTATAAAAAACTTGTCAAGGGGGTTGACGAAAGTACGTACAGACTGTACAATGCAGTAGTACCTGCAGAGGTGTACTATAGAGTATCCCTGCAGATTAACTGTTCTTAGTATAGGAGAGTACCCCGCTGCGTTGCATGTGGGGTTTTTTATTGCGTATACTTAAAGAGTTGCATCGTTAATCATACAATTAACTACAAATATAAAAATTATCGACAGATTGCTAGCAATATGCCGGGGGGTGGGGTGGCCCTTGCGTGGGTGCGTGCGTGCAAAAATATCTAATTTTAAGACTCATCTTTGAACAGTTTTAGCTAGGATAAAATACAAACTTTTTATTTAGAACTTGCAAGAAATACTTTTCATATACCTTACATCATACGCCCATGTAAAAGAATTTGTCATATGATTAATTATAAAAGCATTGCAGAGATGACCAAAAATAGCTTTTATTTTGCAGATCATAATAAATACAATCATTTAATTATTATTTATTAATTGCATAAAAAAAGCCCCCAAGAAATATACTTGAGGGCTAGTTTGGGAGAACTTTATATTATTTTATATTATTAGGTATTAGATGAAAAGTAATTTTTTCTATATGCATTTGCACATTCATCAACCATTTTTTCAACATTGTATTCAACATTTTTATTTGCAACATATTTATTTGCATTGGATAACCAACAGTGAACACAAATATATTTATCATCTTCAATCACAAATAAATATCTCTCTTGCATTTTACCACAAGCAGAACAAGAACAAATATCTTGAGCATTGGGAACAAATACAGAAGGTATATTTTGAGGAGTTTTATTAGTCATCTTAATAAGACCTCTCGGAAGTTTTAACAATGAAATTATTATTATCATCTAATTGATAATCTTTTAATTTAACTTGTTTATTAGATGAACCATAACACGTAATACCTTGATGCTCTAATAATTCTGTTAAAGCATCAATTTGCATTTTAACTGCTCTGACTTGTTGAGCAATTAGATTTAAATCTTTATATTCAGTGACCACCATATTATCCATGAAGTCCTTATTTACTTTAATTAATTTTTGCATTTTTTTAACCTTTCAAAGTTATTAAAGTTTAAGTTTGGGGAAAAGTGACATGGACTAGCACAGATTTTATAACTTTTAATTCTAACCCCTTATTGGTAATTAATTATTAAGATCAACCAATGAATAGATATTTGCATTGATCTTCTTTTCTGTCAACTTTTTATTTTCATTCAAAAATATATTTCTATACTTTCCAGTAGTTGTTGAATAATCCCAGTAATTAATATCTAGATATGTTTTCTTCCAAGTTCGCATAGCAATTACACTATCATAACTTTGGAAATACTCAGCGTCTGGAGTTGTAATTATAAATTGATTAGGTCGGTTGTTTATGTTTTTAACTTTGACATATCCAATACCATAAGTGTTTTCTTTATTTTTTATCATTTTATTTACCTTTCAGTTTTTATTTTGTTTCAGGGAATATAGGCATAAAAAAAAGGGAATGTAAATACACCCCCTTAATTTTTTATTTGTGTTTTAGTTTTAAAAAAATATTAAATATAAAATCATAATTAACAAAATACAAAATACAATTCTAAATATTAAAATTAACGCTTGTACTCTGTCATTCATGCCACAAGTGCCAGTTCTTGCCATTCTTCACTGTCTAACAATTGACGTATTTTACTTTGTCTTTGTAGTTGAACAGTGTGCTTTGATTTGGTTTCACCTAGTGTCTGATCTTTACCATTACGATCAATGTAGCTTGCGTCTGTATGTGTAGACCAATATGTAAGAGCATTGTAAGCAGACCACATATTACGCCCACAATCTTGACTTTCTTTTTGAAACACATCAACCATGAAGTTCAGTAATTTATTATTAACTTTATGCGTTGTATCAGCGACTAAACGTGTACCTCTACCATGTTCAACCTTGCATAAAGTATTCGTAAGAAATTGTGCAAACTCTTGATCAGATATTGGAGATTTTTTCCACGCTAGCATTTGCTCTTTGTTTTCATTCCACGCTTGTAAACTTGTTTGGGCATTGGTTAACATTGCATCAACGTTTAAATTTTGTGTATGCATATGTTTATGCTGATATGCTTTTTCACCACCAAATACTTGAGTGTTTTGGCATAGTGATCTGTACGCACCACTGAATACTTGAAAAGCCCATGACATATCTACAGAGTTAAAAACATCTAAACGACATTTAACTAAATCATTTTGACCTACATCTATTTTGAGATCATTAAAATGTATAGTTCTTGTTGCACGTCTTCCATTCTCGAACACTCGATCAATGACTTCAACATTGTTTAAAGGTAGATCAGAGTTTTCCTGCAAATAGTTACCCTGCTTTTCAAAAATTTCAGAATGATTAACAAGTTTGTAAGTGTCAGAGATAGGGCGACAGTTTAAAACATCACCAGTATGCGTTGAAATTAATCCTCTGTACTTTTCAAGTTTTTGCATTGTTCCCATACCAACCCCAAAAGGTTTATCTACAAACAATGGTACAGGTTCAACAGTTCCAACATCTTCAAACAGTTTAATATTGCGTACATCATCATGTACAAACTCTGTACCATTGGGCAACTGTTTATATCCACAGTCATCTAATGATACATTCCATTTTGGTGGAACATTAGTCTTGAATGTTTCAATATTATTTTCACCTTCAAGATTGTTTTGAATGTTTGCATCTATTAATTCTTCAATATCAATTTGATCAGTCATTTTAATCCCTTTCTTTATTTAAAATTAATGCTTTGTTTGTAATACTTTCAATATCAATATTTGTATCAATTAAAATATCTAGATCATTACCACCAATAAAATCTAATGATGAATTTTCTAGACGTTCACGAATTAATTTAGAAACTTCAACTCTTAAATTATCTTCTCACATTTCTAATTCAGTTGTAGTACCAAATATATCTAATACCTTATGAATACCTACAGTCATAATTATTTATTCCTTTCTATAGTTAATTGTGAAACTGCATGATCTACTTGATCACCTATCTTATCTTCAAGACTAGTCGTATCCATATAATCCAACATATCCATTTGGGCTAGTTCATCTTGAACTAAACCATATATATCTAGTTCATGTGACCAATCCATATTTTCGATATGCTTTTTTACTGCATCTTCAACTACTGCTTTTAATTGATCGTTTATCTGAGTGATCAACTCGTCTGATACTATTTTAACCATTTTAAATCCTTTCATTTTAATGGCGATCGTATGGGGCTTAACATCAGTTTATAGGAGGTAAACCCAAGAGCAACCCCATACGATCTTTTAACATAACTGCTCTTGTGCTATCTTAAATATCACAACTGTACAGATAGTCAAACATTATTTTTTAAAAATATTCACCATCATCATAATCGATTTTTTTACTTTTTTTTCTATTATCAAAATTAATAAATTCATTTCTTAAAACAGAAAAATAGCCATTGGCAATGATACGTTTATCTTTATAATTTAGTGTCGTTTCATTTGTCACTTCTTCAATTATATAATGTTTCTCATAGAACCGACCCAAAGATAATTCTTTCTTAGTGTCGTACACCTTGCCATTGTGTCTTCGTGCAATATCCTTTGCGTCAGATAAATGAGTTGCTCGACCTATGCACTCACCATCTGCAATAACTGCATACAGTTCTTTGCGTTTGCGTAGATACTTCTCTTGTGCAATCCTCATTCGTTCACTTGTATATGGATCATTCATTGTTCTGCTCCACAGTTACATTTATATCCCAACCAAAGCCATCATGTTTAATATCCATAGACGTTAAAGCATCATGGACAATATCAGATATAATTTGTGCATCATTACTGCTTATGTACCTATGCATTGCATTTATATCTACGTCTGATACAATTACTTTATCATCACTAAATGTTTCTTTTAAATATTCATTAGTATTTATTTTACTCATTTATCTGTCCTTTCATAAAAAATAGGACTACAGATTACTCCATAGTCCTATTAAGTCAATCCCTAAAAAGCGAAAGGATAAAGAAATTCTTTTTAGAGATTATATTTTGACCAATATTCATTCCAATAGTCAGTCAAAATTTGGTGTGAATCTTCTTGCCAATCTTCTTTCCAATCGATCAGTTCAGAATGTTCACTCATTCTTTTTAAATATTCTTCTATATGTTCACAGTCATTGATAATGTCGATAGCTATACCATGCCATCTCTCTTCCATATCCATACACATATCTTTAACTCTTCCCATCTTTATCCTCCTCATAAGCATCACAGTATATCTCGATAGACGTTCTAATTAGTTCAGCTATACTAATATGTCTTATGTCATTTTCAGTTTCTATTTTAGATATTTTTTCTAATCTGTCAAATAAAATAATAGGTATTGTTAAATTATATGTCTTTGTATCTTCGTGTAGTTTCTTTGGTCTAGCCATTGGGCATACTCCTTAATATATGTGCAATCACGTCAACTGTAAAACCATTACCAAGCATCTTGTACCTTTGTGATTTAGATATTTCTTTTATATCATAGTCATCATCAGATGGATACCCTGTATCATTAAAATCACCAAACATTGTATAGTCATCAGCTAATGTTTGTAAGCGTTCACATTCTCGTGGTGTTAACGCTCTCCAATACTTATCAGTAACTACAAGATTGTCCTTTCGTACAGTTGTCAAAGCACCACTTTTACCATCACCTTTTAACTCAAGACGTTGCTCAGTTTTGATGTTGGGGTTATAGTCATCTCGTTTACCTGTTTTAGGATTGATCTTACGACCAACCATCTGACCACACACAACCTTTGGTTCTCTATGACCACCTTGCATAGTTGTTAGAGTTGGGGCTTTACCCTCTCGTGCATACACTCGTTTGATCACATCATATCCTTTTATATCTGCGATACCAACTTGTATACATCTATGATCGTCAAAGACTAATTGTCGTCTGTTCTTTACAAAGTATGATTTCAAGTTACCACCTTTCCAATAGTTTGCATCTATACAGAAAGACTTATCTCGATCAACTGCACCATCTTCAACTATATCCTGTAGATAAATACCTTTATCCTTTGGTAAATCACAATCCCAATTAAACCAATACAGACGATCACGCTTTTGTCCACTGACAAGACTAGATGGTATCATCATTGGGGCTACACCCAATGCCATAGTAATCATATTCTCATACTCTTTCTTCATCTTGACATTTTCCAACAAAAAGTATTTAGGCTTGATCTCTTTTAAATGATCTAACCATGTAAAGAATAGGTTTGATCGTTTACCCTCAACCAAACCTTTACCTTTACCACTGAACGATAAATCTTGACAAGGCGATCCACCGATCATTAGATCAATATCCTTTATACTATTTGGATTAATTTTAGTTATATCTCCAATAAATCTTGTATTAGGATAATTATACCTTGTTACTGCATTACACCATTTATCAGTTTCACTTGCCAAGTATGTAGTTACTTTTTTATCTGCTCGATCAAGAGCAACATTAGCACCACTGTATCCATTGAAAGCACTATACACTCGCATGATCATCTCCATTAAGAATTGCTAACTTAATTTTTTTCAAACGATCTACTGCATCTTCAAACGTATCAAAGTCATATGATATAGTTCTCATATCTATGACATCATCAGATACTTGGTATTGCACCTTGCCATCTTCAGACGTACCTTTAATGATACACCACTTATTTTTCAAAGCGTTCTTATTTCCTTTCTTGGCACTCATATATTTTCCTTTCTTCTTGTAAGTTTTTTAAATAAGAATTTAGTTTTGTATAGGTAGAAAAAAAAGAATACCTATCATTATTTGCATGATCATTCAACCATCTCATAAAATTAGATTTACCAATTATTTGAAATGTTACTTCTGATTGATGATCGTACACATGAAAATGATTATTTAGGTAAGGCATTATTACCACCCCCATATATTTGAAAATTTCTTTCTTGCTCGTATTGCATTGCATACATCCTAGACAAACGATCAAGAGTTTCTCTACCACTTGAAGACATACGATCATACTCCCAAAATAAATCAGATATGTCTTTAATTGTATATTCAACAAGCAAACGAAAGGCTTTATTTTCTTCAAGAATTTTATCTATATATATTTTACTATATGTTGATCTATTTTTACTAGTCATTATGCACTCTCCTTTTTCTTATCTATATACAGACGAATACATTTAGACTTACTTAATGGTTGACCATCATCATACGTTTTCCAACTTTCTCCTCTCTCTAATTTAGACTTATCTAAATATTGACCACGCACACGCATATTGTATGTGTCCTTATTTAAATAAAACCTCATTGTCTTTACAAGCGATTGTCCATTATCATCATTAGGAATATTAGAGAACACATATCTATGTCCTTTATTCTTTAAATGAGGATTAAAGTATGAATCACACATACTTTTATTAAGTTTCATTACTCTTTTGAGTTCTCTTCTTAATCTAGATACTTCTTCCTCTAATTTAAAAACCATTTTAGAATTAGCATTTGTCTTTAGTTTACTTTTCTCGAACAATTCAGATACGGCTTTATCAAACTTTTTCTTTAATTTGCTATTCTCATTTAGATAATGCTCGATTGTACGATCCTGTCGTTCACACTTATCGAACAACAATTCGTATACATCCTTACGGACATAGGCATTTTTATTTACTTTTATATCTTTAGCAGGATTAAATGCATCATCCCATATTGCTTGAGTTAATGCTAATTGTTCTAATCTGTCACAAAGTTTTTTAAATGCATACCATACGTGTTGATGATGCATATCGTTGATGTTTACTAATTCTTTTTTAGTATTACTATAATATTGGGTCATTACCGTTTCCTTTCTCTATGGGTTGAACCTCTGAACTATGATAATAATCATACGAAACCATCTGTCAACAAAAAAAATAAAAAAAATTAATTGACAATACTTTTTGTTATATTTTAACAGTAAAACTATGAGTTATACTTGGGTGAAAACTTTTATTGAAGATCTGACTTTGCAACCTAACGGAAGATTGCGTATGGATTGTCCATCATGTCAGAAGAAGAACACATTAAGCGTGTCTGATGATGGTTATAGAAGAATGTATAATTGTTTCTCTGCTAACTGTGATGTTAAAGGGGTAACAAACAATCGCCTAACGACAACAAACTCTCGTGTCGTGTTTGAAAAGAAGTCCGAGCCAAGTGTAAAACATAAAGTCTCTGATTTTCAACTACCCTCAACCTTTGTACCATTGTCACGTAGTCAGAAAGCGATTGACTATGTACGTTCAGTCAATTCGTATCAAGCGTACTTAGACAATCGTGTGGATATTATGTATGATATTCGTTTTGATCGTGTCTCCTTTCTTGTCAAGAACAAAGGTAGGGTAGTTGATGCAGTAGGCAGAACTTTAACTAACAGTAAACCGAAGTGGTATAGATATGGAAGATCCGATCACCCTTTTATATGTGGCAGAGGTAACATTCTCTTCATTGTCGAAGATTGTCCTTCTAGTTGCAGTATTTCTCATGTTTGCAAAGTAATGGCATTGATGGGAACTAACTTATTAGATTCCCATTTGGATATTATAAAAAAACATGATAAAGTAATAGTTGCATTAGATAAAGATGCAACAAACAAAGCAGTAGAAATGTCACGTAAGATTTCACAATATGTGAACTGTAGCGTGGCATTTCTTACTAACGATTTAAAAAACTTAGAGGATAAAGACCGTGAACGATTCGTTAGAAAGTATATCAATTGATCATAAAGTTTTAGGCTTTTGTCTGAAGCATGACTTTTTTAACAAAGTAAAAAATATTCTTGAAGAAGATATGTTCTCAGGACAGACAAAAGAACTGTTCAAGACAATCTTATTTGCTCAAACAAATTACGAAAAAGATTTAACAAAAGATGAACTGTTTGCGTTGCACGTAGACAGACATCCTGCAATGCCAGCAACTACAAAAAAAGATGTGATGTCAATAGTACACGCTTTGCCACCTGATGCAAACAACCATGACTTACAGATGGATGTTGTTAAAAACTTTTGGATGCGTGATCGTGCAAGACTGATTGGTGAGAAAGCCATCAGTATTTTTACAGGGCAGGATGTAGATTTTGGTGAGTTGCAACGTATCATGGATACAGTTGAAGATGGTCGTATGGAAAACAAGACCACGTATACAGAGTGTGATCTTGATCTTGAAGAGTTGCTTGATGATGTGGCAGGAGAACCTGATTTTCCTTTTGATTGGAACATAATTGGTGACGTGCTGCAGGGTATGTGGAGAGGTAACTTAGGTATAATATTTGCCAGACCAGAGGTAGGTAAAACAACGTTCTGTGCTTACCTATGTTCTAAGTATGTCAAACAAAAGAAAACAATTATATATTGGGCTAACGAAGAACCTGCAAAACTTGTTAAGTTACGTATGATACAAAGTTATTTTGCCATAACTAAAAAAGAAATGAACACCAACAGACGTAAGTACATAGCCTTGTATCGTGAACACATAAAACCATACTTACGTATTATGGATGCAGTAGGAACTTCGATTGAAGAGATAAATGATTTTGCACAACTGAACAAACCTGACATAATGTTTTGTGATCAGTTGGATAAGTTCAAAGTGCGTGGTGAGTTTGGTCGTGGGGATGAACGATTGAAAGAAATATACGTATTGGCTAGAGAAGTTGCAAAACGTAATAATCTTTTGATGTGGGCAATCTCACAAGCAAGTTATGATGCACATGATCGTGCATTTATTGACTATGCTATGTTAGACAACAGTAAAACAGGTAAAGCAGGAGAAGCTGATGTCATCATAGGATTAGGTAAAACAGGATCAAGTGAAGTTGAAAACAATGTTAGACATATCTGTATATCAAAAAATAAAATTAATGGTTGGCATGGTATGTTAAATTGTAATATAGATGTAGAACATGGAGTATATTACTAATGCAGAAAATAAATCCAATAGCTAGATTTCTTATGATGGCACGAGATAGACGTA